GGAATCTTTAGCTCGTTCAGAGCCAAAGAGTCTTGCAGGACTTTCACATTGTCTGGAGAATACAGAGCATTATTGACGTATTCATTCTGCATCTCCATTAGTTTCATCAAGAGGTCCTTCTTCTGCGCCAAGCTAATCGGAAAGGCTTCTGAACCTTCAGGTTCCACCCCTCCAACTTTTCCTTCCATCTCGGACTTTCTAATCCATATGTTAATGTAATCACCATCTTGGAATTTGACAAATCTCTCGTCTTCGACCATTGATTCGACATAGAGTTTCACCGATCCTGCAATGGTTCTAACCCACCAGTCAACTATGAGATTCCACAGGATTGACAATCGTTGCAAGGCCATCTGTCGGCTGGCAGCGTATTCTGAAAATGTCCGGCTCTTACCTTCAGAAGGTCCTCCGTATATCGATGGGAAAGATCCGATAGCAAACTGTGCATCTTGGTCAAGTTGTTTCAGAAATACAACGACTTCCTTCGCCAAGACCGCCCTTGGCGCCGTATAGAAACTGTCTGCAATTCGTGAGCCAGGTTTCGTCGGGAGAGTCTTGTATGTATAACCCGGAACCGCCTCGAACCGATTGAACGTGTCAAAGTTGACAACGTCGGGAGTAGCGTATTCCGACGGAACTCCGTGCTCAATCGTTTCCATGATGAGGTTTACTAACTGATTCCTCATCTCTTGGATTTCGATGATAGGACGTAGTACAGGATCAGAATAAATATAAGTACTAAGACCAGACTGCCCAATCTCCCAGCGATCATCAAGTTTCTCCTCGATGATATCTGCAAAATGCTTCATCTTGCCGATTAAAGTTACTCGACAGCCTTGCGGGAATTTCTTAAGTAATCCGTCGCGCAAGTGCGCAATCTCACATCTATAAAACGCTGCCGGTCGTAGCCACCACTTCTGAATGTCAACTAGATGCTGTTTGCTGACTTCTTCCTCTGTAGGATATATGTAACGAGACCGTGCAAAACGGTCATAGTTCTCCATCTGTTCAGCTCTGATTTGGTCAATCAGATCTGGGTAAGTCTCCATCGCAACGTCTTTGCCTTGTGAGATGTAAAGGCCAAAGTACGTGCATTCGCTCTGCGTTCTTGCATAGTAGGAGACTTTAAAATGTAAACCTCCAAAAATATCCAACTTGACTCTCGTCTTGGGTTTCTCGTCTACCCCTAAGACTACTGGTACAGATTGGGTGGTCATTTGTGCCACAGGAGGATTAGGATTACCGCATTGGGGACAAGCAAGGCCTTTTTGGGTCCAGTCTTCAGCTTCAGTGTAATCACATTCCTTGCAGACGTATCCCTCTGGGACTTCCCGATTCTCAGATCCCATTTGAGGAACTTTGTAAGATCCGTATGCAAAGTCTGAGTCTTTATAACGGTAGGAGGCTACAACGCCATTGTTGGCTAGAAAGAATAGAGCACGCAGGAAGACTAGTTTGGCTTTATTGTGCCGCTGGACAAGATCAGCGATCTTATTGTATGTTTTGGCAGTAAGAGTATCGGCGGAATCGTCGGCATCGTCGGGCAAGAACCGCAGCGCCGGAATCTGTGCCGAGAGCGCCGCGATGATGCTCTCGCCGTGAGCTTTGTATATGTCAATAACTTTGTCGGAAAAACTTCCGATCTCATCGGCGATCTCATTATCGAGGGTATTATCGTCATAAGCCAAATCCGCTGGGGACCGCCAAGAATTGTCTGTAGACGACCAGAATAGATACTGGACGCCGTGCCAGAATTCCTCGGCTTTCTTCCACTGACGAATCATGGACTTGCGAATTTCGTGATCTTCTTTATCGCAGTCCTTGCAGATGTCTTTTAAGGCGTCTTTTTCTTCGTCAGACAGTTTAATCTTGTCTTTTGCCATGTCTTACATGGAGTAGACTCCCACGGTGCCAAAAGCGCCGCTAAGATCCCTTAACCGTCAATGCCGCCGGAACCGAGATCGTCCGAACCGCTCCAGGACTGAGAACGTTGCCTCCAGGAGCAATAAAGATATCCGGCACGCCGGTAATTGGGTGACTCAGAAGAATCACCAGTTCATTAAATCTATTGTCAAGAGGATTCAATGACTGAATCACTCCGACAACTTTAACTGTGTCACCGACAGTAACCGCGGTGCCAAGAGCATCATTCATTGTTAGTGCCATAATCTTCTCCCCGGTAGCGCTAGCTACCGACAACCAACTCCGCAGCCTCAAAACCAAAAATGTTGCTTAAGACCTGCGGGTCACCCGGCGCGTAGTTGATCGATTGAGTCGGCCCGTAGTGACGGCCTGTCGCTGCGGGGCTGGTGACGTGCTGGAGCTTGCATTTGATGGTGCCAAAGTGAGCGTCTGTTGTGTCAATTGAGACCACGGTACAGACGAGCTTGACTGTTGCGCCAATCGTGATTGTTGTACCAAATGAGACCACGGTACAGACGAGCTTGACTGTTGCGCCAATCGTGATTGTTGTACCAAAGGCATCGAGGATGCCGGAACCAGCCAGAAGTCCCGGCGATGCGCCTGATTGGGTGGAGGGATCGATAGATCCGCCAGCGTCGAGTGCTGCTGTCTTGGACTCAGGACTACTAGATCCTCCGTGGCTATGAGGGGGGACGGTAGCGGGGACATGCCCTGCGGGGCTGGAGGCCCCGGTGTGCTCTTCACCTTTGGCTCTGGCGAGGAGACCCTCGATTTTCTTGCCGATGCTTTCATGTTGATCTCTCTCAGGCATTATTTTTTGACCTCTTTTCTCTTTCCGTGCTTCTTTAAAGCACTAGCGAATTTTGAACGTTTCTGTTTTGGAGTCTTGTCAATGAATTCTTTGGCAACCGCAGGAGAAGGCAAGCCTTTACCTGTGATGGAACCATGCATGACTCCTTGCATTAAACCGTATTGCTTAGGACTCTTGGTTGGCATGTGTGTAATTCCTAGTTATCCCAACTCTTGGTTGGCATCTTGTGTTATCTCCATGTCTGGAATGCCAGCAATTTCCGAAAGCTGAGGCTTGGCATATGCTTTCTCCAAATCGCGTTTTCTCAAATACCATGGTTTGCGACCAAAGCCGGCTTGCACCTCCGGAATCGCGACGATTTCATCGTCGGTTTCTGGCAACAGTTTCTGTTGCTGAAGGATAATTTCCAACAGTGCAGCATTCTCCGCACGAAGATCTGCAATCAGCTTTTCCACAAACTCATCTGAAATTTGCACCCGGAAGTCTCCTTGCGCCAAAACGCCGCGTGGAACGCTTCGTCGAAGCAGCCTCTAAATTCCCCATCTGCATATAGAAATGATTGACGTTTCCAGTACGTTCGTATTCCGAACAAACTCGTGCTACTTTCTGTGCATGATCATGCTCTGTCTTGCCGAATTCTAGATAATTCTGGCAGGCTTTAATTCCATATCGAGTCTCATCATATGGATCGTCGCCATCCCACTCGGCAACGTCTTCTACATTGACACGATCATATACGCACAAAGGGATAGTTTCGATGGTCTTAGTACAGCAGTCAAACACTTGGAATTGCGGCAGAAATTCTTCTGGCTCTGGTTGAAACAGTTCCATGTACTTCTCGTAAGCAGCTTGACCACTCATTCGCTGAATACGTAGGGCGACATCGTGTTCAAAGCCTTGGACAGGTACATGACGCGGGGGACGGGGATTCCAGCGGAGTAACTCTTGGAGAAGGAGCTTCCCAGAGACCCTGTTGTTGTCAGCTTTGCGTGGAGTGAAGCCAGAACTATGAGTAAACTGCTCAGCAATTGTAAGTTCGTCACCCCTGTCGCCCCAGGCACTAGGATCAAGGACAATATCGACATACTTTTCTCCCTGCGATATGTAACGAATATCATTGGCCCAAACTGATATTTTGGTTTTCTTGCAGACGTGCTCGCGGTACTTGTAGATTTTGGCGGGAAATTGCTTTGTGGGACAGGGGTTAATTGCATACCAACCACAGATACACATGGCTGTAAAACCCCAATCAATGGAGATCAGTTTAGGCCAATATTCAGGTATTGCAAACGGCTTAACAATGTGACAGGCATTTGGAGGTTCATCAGGAAATGGCTCGACACGCCAATCGTCGAAAACCTGCCCGGAGAATGTCCACCAATCCCCATCAGCTTTGGCAGCCTTCTCTGCAGCCGGAAGGCGGTTCAGACGGTTGATATAATCCGGATCTGCAGCCATCAAATATGTGTTATCTGTAGCTTTGGATGGAATGTAGATCCGCAGCAAATTCTGTTCTTGACCGGAGATACGTCGGGTCTCGCGGAGAACAACGCCACCGTCTTTTGCCGGCTTTACGAATCTGTCACGGAAGTAGCTATGTCCGATGTTACCAGGATTGGTCCCTCCTCGGACGATCGCTGGGAGGTCGGCGCTTGAGCTTCGACAACGGGAGAATGTCAAGTATTCATACTGGTACGCTGTGAAAGACGTTGCCTCATCGAATGCGATTATATTGTATTCCGACGTATCGTATTTCTTTACGTCTTTCTCGTATTCACAATGTCCAAATTGTATGATTGATCCAGACGGATGTACCCAGCGGCGCTTCTGATCATGATAAGGGAAAAATCCAAAGGAGGGATAAACGTCTTTACTTCGTGGGATAACCTCTAAGTCAAGCTCTGAGTAAGTTCTACGTAAAAAGAGCATCTTAAAACGAGGATGCTCATAAAGAGGTTTTCCTGTTTTATCTTTGGAGACAATTGG